GCTCAAGAGGCCCGACCCACAAGGAATCAGCCCAGCGAAAACCGCGCTTCAGGAAACTCACCTTAGTCAAATTTGATGTTGGCTCGACTATTGCTTTCTTGTCCGCATCAGTGTATGTCATACCAATTTCCGGAAAGATTTCTGACATGACCAGTTGATTGAAGTATGGTACCACCTCCTTTCGAATGTTGAGCACATTATCATCACCATATGAAATCATGGACACGTCGTCGTTGAATTCGCGCTCCAAACCAGCTCTTTCCATTGCTCGATAGTACACGTATCGACACATCAGGGAATTGCAGATTGAGTTGATGATTGTAGTCGCCGGGTTGCCAGATGGTTGTGAGTGCGTCCACTGATACACATTATCTCCAGCGATGTGGAATGACTGAGCCACATCCTTCCACAGTGTCTCTCGGATCAGATCATTGCCATCATTGTACCACTCGTTGGCATAGTCCAACACCTTCCAGACGAAATAGGGGTTGAGATTTCCGTCATAATCCGTAAAATCACCAGCGACAACGTCGTCTCCCTTCCATTGGAGATGTCTTGCCAGCTCGTGCCATTCCACAGTTTGTGCCTTGATGCCGACAGCAATCTCGTTCCCGATCTTGTTGCGCATGATGTACGAGAAGAAGCCGAGAAAGTACATACGCATAGTCACCACAAAGTCCATCGGTGCCATGGAAAATACGCGTGTTTTCTTTCCCTTGGGTCGAGTTTCATCTTTCAGAGCGTCGACGTACACCGCTGGTTCGTGTATGCCCTTCGCACAGTTGTCGATCTTTCGTTGCACAGCCTGACGCACTTCTTCGAATTCACCATCAAATTTCCATGTGCCATCGCCATTGTCCATCCACTGCCTCTTACCCTTGTTGCCCCCCTTGCGAAGAACCCAGGGATATCCAGCAGAACGCGACCGGTTAACACCCTGCACGTATGGCGCACCTTCAATCCCGGCACAGGCTTCTTCGATAGTGAGAACACGCTTCTCATACTCTTCTGCAGGTTGTCCATTGAAAAGTTTCTCTCCGAAGGAGTTGACACTTTTCTCAAGCAAATGTTGATCAGGTAACTTTGGCGTGTGGGTAACCTTGGCCAGTCCCAGAAGACCGGGTCCACCGGGAGCCAAAATATTCCCCAGAGGCACAGGCTCGGTTCCACAATCGTCCACCTTACCCTTAATGATGGTAGGTTCATAAGATGTTACCATGGGCATAGGAGCTGGGGCATCGTGATATTGCGGAATCACTCCATCAAATGCCATCTCATATTCCTGCTGTGGAGCCGCTTGAAGTTTCTTGGTGGCAAACTTCTCAACATCCTGTCTGGTGCACACTATCGCGTAGGCCGTCCCCTTGCCACCAGCATAATGCACTCCAAAGATTTTTCCTCGCACATTGTCCTCATCCATGATCCAGACACCGCCGCAATCCCCATTCTCGGATTTACAATCGGTCGATTTTATCTCAAGCACTCTGTCTGATCCGGCAGCTGTCGGAGTCGTCGCAAAGCTGATACTGTCCACCGTTCCGGATTTGTAGCTGAAGAATACGTCCTTCGTGTTCATGTCTCTGTTGTTAAGACCTGGAGCGAGCAAGAAAAACCTCTTCTTTGGTAGCTTGTAGAGCTCCTCCGCGTCCACGAAAGAAGAGGTTATATCGCGCACACCAGGCACCACACGGGGAAGTGTCACGGCATAAATGTCGCTCTTCCCAGTACCTGCGCGATCGATGACATCAATCTTGCAATCAGATTTTCGAAGTGGCATAGGAGCATTTCCAGCGGACAACACAAATTCGAAAGTCTCAGGCATGAGAGTCCAATAGTGTTTATTCAAGAGACCAACGTTACCACAAATCATCAGGATGGGACAATAGATCAGAGTGGTATCTTTTCTCAAGAATCCATATTGGAGTTTGACTCGTTGAGAAATTTCTGCCGCTTGATGACTCACCATCGCCTGGATCTGCTTGTTCTTTTCCTGCATCTTCTTCCACGTGGTGTTCTCGTTCTCAAGTTTGCGATTCACCTTGATAGTCTTGTTGGTACCGCTCTCAAATTTTCTCTTGAGGTTCATATCCTTAGATGTTCCACTTTCTTCAGCCTTCACTCGAAGAGTTGGTGACTTCAGTTCCTTCTCGACCTGCGTCCAGTGCTTCTCATCACAGAAGAACAGCACTTGTTTGGCAAATGACAAAGTCATACAGAACACACCCCTGTCTCCTTCGGTTGTGTGCCATATTTCTTCTCCATCACCAAAAGTTGTTCCATCGGGAAAGATCACGTACCATTCATCTTCCCCATTCCACATGAAAGCCGGACTAAGGTTTGCACCCTCGAAAATTCTCACGTCTGGTTCAGAACCTTCAGGCACGGGATACGCTTTGATCTTATCGCTTTCGTTCTTTCTTGTCATGAATTTGTATCCCCTGTACAATCCATAGGCGGTCATGGCGATGGTACCAAGTATGAGACCGGTCTTGGTGAAGGTCTCAAGCCATTCGCCCGAATATTCATTGACCTTCTTGATGGTGTTCACAGCTTTCTGGGTCTTCTCCTGGCATTCCATCTTCATCCTCAGAAATTGCTTCTTACCCGCATCAAGAGTCCAGATCTTGTAACCCTTGATCCATTGAGTCCATGTCTCTGGAGCGTACAGATTCATATAGTCATGAAGCAGCATCTTCACGAATGGTGGTTCAACGGGAGAATCATCGATGTGGTCCATGAGTTTCTGATGTTTAGCTTCGCATCCCAATGGCTGCCATTCTTCAAGCTCGATTCTCCATTGACTAGGATACTTCTCTTCGCCATCATCAATGGTATAAACGTGATCCGAAATTTCCTTCCAATTCATTCGGGCTTGAGG